AATTAGACGCTCTGGTTTTGACGGTTTCTATCTTATGGAAACACTTCCTGAATACAACGATAACAACGAGCCTACAGGCAATAGTATCACTTCAAAAAATCTTGCCGTCTATAACCCTAATCAAATCAAGGGTGTATTCAACGAGTTTGCACCGGGAACAGCAGAGTCGGAAGAATTCTCTCGTGCAAAAGCACTTGAAGTCATACCAAAAGATATGATTTCATTTTCTACGCTTTCCCTTTTATATGACAAACCAAATGTAAAGGCTGGATCTAGAACTCTTCTTAAAACTGGTGCATTTCTTAGATCTTTGCACGATGCGGCATTTGGTGAGAATATTAATTTACAGGCTAGAACACCTGCAAATAAAGAGAAAATTGCAAAATTTATAGTTGCAGAAGCATTGGCAGCTTTGTCAGTAGATAGTAATGCAATTGGCTGGTACGATAGGAAACTTAAAGCAGCTAAGAGGTTGATGGCTTTAATTGAGCCTGAAATCTTAACCAATAAAACATTGGAAGCTGCCTTTGATACAGCATTGGCTATTACATCAAATGGACAAGCGGTATTAAAAAATTATCAAGATGCACTTGCTCAGTATCGTGCGTTTAAACAAACAGGAAAATTTCCTATTATTGGATTTGGTGATGCCAAGTCAGCAATGGAAACTGCCTTTGAGGTATGTAATAATTTAATTGATAGATATGGTATGGAGAGGCTTACTAGCTTCTTAAATACTGAATTTACAGTCAGACAACTTCAAGATCTTGGTTTCAATGCAAGTTCTGATGAGCTTCCTAATTCAAAGGTGTTTGGATCGTTTATCTTTGGACCTAAGATTGGTCAGGGTTTCTATCAAAATCTTCGTGGAAACTTCGATCCATTAACAATGGACCGTTGGTTCATGCGCTTCTGGAATAGAATTGTTGGTGCTCCATTCTCCATACCATCTGCCGCAGCCCCGCGCCGAGCAAAAATCAAATCTATGTTGAGTGATCTTTCTGAACTTGATAGAAGTTTGATTGATAGCTTGTCTATGAATGCAGAAGTAGAGGCATATTCAACATTAAAGAGTATTAATATTAATGAGGACGAAGATCTTTTTGACAATATAATTATGTCTTTGGCAAAAAGATATCAAAGCTACTACGCAAGAATGTTGAAACAGGGTGGTAAGCCATTCAAAAGCCCATTGATGCAAATGGTTGGGACGCACTTTAAACAATTGAAGGGTTCGTTACAAGAACAACCTCGTGGACCACAAGAGCGTCAATGGATTCGAGAAGTTGCAGAGGAAGCAAGGAAAACCCTTGTAGCAGAAGGTGTGGATATCAACACTGCTGACCTACAAGCTCTTGTGTGGTATCCAGAAAAGAACTTGTGGACCGATAAACTTGGTGTTAAAAAGGGTCAAGGTGAAGATATTGACTATTCAGATGCGGCAGAAATTGTTGCAAAGTTAGAAGGAATTGACGATGAAGTTATCCAAGAAACCCGCGCCACTTTTGACGGAGGATCAGTTGACTCCTCTGGAGACAATGTCGAAAGAGCAGATTCAGAACTTCGTGGAAAATCTGTCAGCAGTTATGGGCGAGGACTCTCAGACAAAGAAAAAACCAAGTTCATTAGACAGGAATTCAACAGAGAACTACAGAGACTCTCTGATGGAAAATATTCTGAAAACAACGGGGCTTTCAGAAGAAAACGCCAGACTGGCGATAGGTGGCCTGTAACTGGAAACAAAACACTGAACCTCTTCAAACTTGGTATAGCTGAAAAGAACAAGTTTGAAAGGTTTGGTTTTTCTAGCCAAAACATTTATGAACTAGACCCTAAAGTAGATGCAAAGACCTTCCTTGAAAAAGTTACTAATGCAGCTAATAATTCTAAATATGGAAAATCAGTTACACTTCAGTCACTAGAAGATCTTTCTTCTATGAGATTATTTATATCTGAAGATGGTAACTATGGGTTTGCTATCAACGGACAAGATATTGTAAGTGTATTTGCTGATCCAGATACCACAAACAGTGCTTCCATCGGTATTATGGAACTTGCTAAACAGGTAGGCGGTAGAAAGTTAGATGCGTTTGATACCGTTCTACCTAGTCTTTATGCATCTTCTGGGTTTGTTCCAGTTGCAAGAATTCCTTTTGATGACAATCAAGCACCAGATGGATGGCTTGATGATAATGGAAATCCAGAAAAAATATGGCAAGACTTTACTGGTAGATCTATATCAGATTCAAAATTAGCTAAAGGAAGACCTGACCTTGTATTCATGGCCTATGATCCTAATAATACTAAATTAGAATATAATCCAGATGATGCAATTGCCGTTTCAGGATACGAAGATGGTATGGCTGTTCAAAAAAGTTTCTTAAGGTCTATAGATGAAGAGCAATTCTCTCGTGCTAAAAAACCATCTAAGATTGTAGAAGAAGCAAAAGCATTTGCCTCAGAGGCACACGCAAATGTTGGGCAGTTACGCAAGTATACTAACGATCCTTATATTGTCCATCCTGCTGAAACAGTGCAAATTCTCAGTACAGTTCCGCATACAGATGCTATGTTGGCTGCTGCTTGGCTGCACGATGTTGTTGAAGACACGGACGTTACAATAGAAACTGTTCGTGAAAAGTTTGGTAATAAGATTGCTGATTTAGTTGGTTGGTTAACTGACGTTAGTAGACCAGAACAGGGCAATCGGGCTGTTAGAAAAGCTATTGACAGAGAACATTCTGCTGCTGCTCCTGCTGAAGCACAGACCATAAAGTTGGCAGACTTAATCTCTAACACTCGCAGTATTGTAGAGTACGATAAAAAGTTTGCCAAGGTTTTCTTAGAAGAAAAGAGGTTATTGCTAGACGTTATGACCAAGGGCGATGCCACATTGATGGCAGAAGCTAAAAAGAATTTGGCTCCTTCTGATGAACAGTTCTCTCGTGCTGCTGTTGTTGATGCTAAAAGTGTTTCAGATTTTGTTGAAAAAAACATAGTATCTGATAACCCTGCTACATCGCGTCCCAAAAGTGGTGGGATTGAATGGCTTCAGAACAAAATTGAAGTTGCCGAAAAGGCCATGTCGCGGTATGATAGTGAAACCGCCGCAGGAAAAGGTTTAAGTGGAGCTACAACCGCGTGGACTCCTACAGAAATGGACATTCCTCTTAATATATTGAATAATGTTAAAGGCGGGTGGAATGAAGAACCTGTGCCGGGCGATGCAAGATATGACCGACTATTTAAAAAGGTTCAAGAAGAAGGTTGGAATCCTGATGCAATTCATATATCGGTTAATCATTTAGGAGTTCCTTATATTACTCATGGTAATACAAGAAGAAAAATTGCCAATGATCTTGGAAAATCAGTTATTCCCGCAACTATAAGTTGGTTTAATGGTGCTGAAAATGTTTCCGGAGAGTGGAGTGCTGACGGCTTTGCAAAACAAATTCTGTCTTCTTCACCTGCATCAGAACAGTTCTCTCGTGCTGAAGGCAGAGACTTTGTAAATAAAGACGTTCCTATTGCTCCCGGAAAAGCTCCAATACCGGAGGGGCATGTCAGGCTTTACCATCAAACAAATGCAAGTAATATCTCAAAAATCTTAAAAGAAGGATTAACCTTTAAGAATGCCAAAGGGTATGAGGGACCAAAAGCTATTTATGCTGGTGAAACAGGTTTTTACGGGAAACCAGAAGATGTTCCTACTATTGAATTTTCAGTTCCAAAAGAAAGATGGACTAATCCTCCGTTTGTCCGTGGAGATGTTGAACCAACAGACATCATTGCCGCGCATTTGCCGTGGCACCAAACAGCACGTTACATAGAAGAAGACCCACAACTTTTACAAGAAGTGCTTCAGGGAGTACATGATGAGGGACTCTATGGCACTGACTCAAACGAAGAGAAGGCTGTTAAAGCCATAAAAAAGAAGTATGCGGCTGAGTCGGAACAGTTCTCTCGTGCAAATCAACAACAGAAGGATATCCTTAAAAGGATGATGGCTCCACCTACTAATGATGGCATCGTGTCGAAGTTTGCGTCAGAAGTATATGTAAAAGATGGTAGCCTTGGTAGTGGTCTTGGTGGACTAAAGGTTAGGTTCATTCAGGGTCTGTTTGATTATCTAGCACCACTGAAACTAATCGCTCCAAACTCATATAAGAAGTTCCGTATTGCCAACAACTCAGCAAGTATTGCTCTGAGTGTTATAGCTAACGGTCCTATTGAGCGTTTCAAGGGTGGCTACAGGACTATTCCCGGTGCAAAGTCTCTCACTGCTATTATTGAGGGTATTGGTAAAAAGTACGGCCCAGAGGGTGTTCATCTCTGGACTGGTTATATGGCTGCTAAAAGGTCAAAGCGTCTTATCCTCGAAGGAAGAGAGTCGTTGATGACACAGGCAGACATTGATGAGATGCTCAAACTTTCTAATCAATATCCTGAATTCGAGACAGCACGAAAAGAATGGATAGAGTTCAATGACAAAAATGTTGACTTTGCTCGTGCGAATGGAACTCTTACTGCAAGAGAAGCAGCTTCTTGGAAGGCAAATGGTGATTACATTCCTTTCTATCGTGCTCTTGATGATGACGGTGGTCTTGTCGCTCCGGGTGTAGGAACACTTGCAAGGCAGTCGGATGTATCTAAGAAACTCAAGGGCAGTGATAAGCAGTTAGGTAATATTCTTGAGAACATGATTCTCAATACTGATCTTCTTATCAGGAAGGCTATTCGTAACGATGCTCTACGTTCTCTTGAGCGTGAGGCTGCAGGAACTGGTGCTCTTCAGAAGATCTCAGGTGTAACGCCAACGTCAGTACTGACAACAGGCAAGAGCATCGCTGATGAAATTGCTGATCATCTTTCCAAGGTGATGGGTATCGATAGGACAGATCCAGCTTTTGACGTAATCGTTCAGCCTATCATTGACGCGACAGATATGTCTGACGCTGGTTTGATCTCATTGTTTGGTTTCAGGCCGAATATGGACAAGGACGTGATGGTTGTTCGTGGACCTTCAGGTATTCCGGGCGACACAAGCACGAAGAGATATTACAAGATTAAAGATCCGTTGCTTGTCACTGCTCTGACGTTTGTTCCACCTACTAACCTTGGCTTCATGCGTCTTCTGACAGCACCAAAGACATTGTTTACTCGTGCAATTACAATGGCTCCACCGTTCATGGCGGCTAACTTGTTCAGAGATACGCTTCAGGCACGTGTTCTTTCTAACGCGAAGACAATCCCATTCTTTGACACGACGAAGGGTCTGTACGCCTCTCTCAGGAACACTCAGGGAGCTAAAGATCTTCAGGCTGGTGGTGGTTCTACAACAAACAACTACGACTCGTCGAGTTTAAACAGATACAAGAAGTTGACTGGATCGAAGTCTAATCCATTCATGGTTGTGCTTGGCAATGCTTGGGGTGCTTTGGAAGCTATTGGTAACGCAACAGAAGTTGCAAACCGAATTGCTATTCGCGAAGCAAAGCTTAAGTCTGGTGCATCTCTTGGTGACGCAAACTTTGAAGCACTTGACATCATGGACTTCTCGTTGCGTGGATCAAACGTAATCGTAAACTTCATGATTTCGACAGTGCCATTCCTTAATGCACGTCTGCAGGGTATGTATAAGCTGGGCCGTGCTGGTTTCAGCAAAGAGAACCGTGCCAACTTCCTACTCATGGGTTCAATGTTTGCACTGGCATCGCTTGGTCTTGCTGCAATGAACGAAGACGACGAACGTTATAAGAAAGAAACGAACGTATCAAAAGACAACTACATTCATATCTATCTTGACAAAATCCTGCCAAAGGAAGCTCTAATCGCCGCTGGTATCGATAAGTGGACTGAAGACTTCCATATTGCATTGCCAAAGCCGTTTGAAATCGGTGCAGTCTTCATGACCATTCCAGAGCGTATGTATGGCGTGTACAACGGAACGCAACAGGCAAAGGACTTGAGGGATTCTGTCTGGGGTATCGTTGGTACAACATTCAAGATGCATCCCGTGGAAATGATTCCGTACCCTGCTAAAATTGCAGCAGAGCAGATCATGAACGTTGATTTGTTCAGGAAGCAGGATATTGTCCCGGATTACAAGAGAGCACCGGGCTTTGAAGAGGCTGAGTATAAATACGACACCCCTGAAATACTCAAGGCTTTCTCTCAGGCTGTTAAAGACAACACGGGCGTTGGTATCTCGCCACTAAGGGCAGAGAAACTTATTCGTGACTTTGCTGGAACGTTTGGTGAGTATTTCATGATGGCTGGTGACATGGCTTACCGTGAAATGAATGGTATGCCACAGCCTATCAATAAGAGCCTTCTTGAAAGTGTGACTGGTCAGAGTCGATTTGTTAAGACAAACTCACCTGCATATACACAGCACGAACAAGACTTCTACAACCTACATAAGGACATCAAGAGCATCGTAAGGGTTCTTGATACCTTCGATAAGGAAAGCCCTGAAAAGGCAGAGAAGTTTGAAGAAGCTAATGGTGCATATCTTTCTATGGAAAAGAAAGCTAACAAGGTAAGTAAGCAACTTGCAGATCTACGCAGTGCAAAGGAACAGATCTACAGAGAAGGTGGTCCAAACGCAGAGGCAGAGATCAAAGAGATCAATGCAGAAGAAAATGAACTCACAAGGGATTTTATGATTGAATTCAGGGAAGTTGAGGCAGAGTACTAATGTCACTGTTTAAACGCTCTTGTGGAATCCACCAAGAGTCTTTGTTCCAGTAAGCTTCTGTCTTTGCGGCTTTGCCAGTGATCCAACCCTTGATCTCATAAAGAAGTTCATTGTGCGCGATGACGAGAATGTAGTTGTCTAATTCACTGTCTGGCTTACGTACAATCAGATGTGCTTTTGGATGAGCAGAACTACGCACTTGCATATCTGCCCCAAGGTCAGCTTCCTTACCAACGTTTACAGAAAATCCCCAATACTTACCAAGGTGTTTTGCTAACGCCATCTCGGCTGCAGCACCCTGAATATCTGTCTCCCAATAGGATGTTCTAACTGTGAACTTCTTGCTGTGAAGCCCACGATCAATTGACTCAATACGTCTATCAACCCCAACCATAGCCGCCTGTTTCAGTTCGAACTTTGTTAGATTAATAAACATCTGATACCCTTGTAAAAAAATGCGGAGAATAAGTGTTCTATTCTCCGCATTAAGTTTAAACCCATGAACAGCAGGATGTTCTAAAAAAGGAAAAACAGAACATCCTCAGAAAGGGATATCATCATCCATTGGTATTGTCACAGGTTGGCTAACGGTTTTGTTGGTAATGTCATAGAAGCTAATATCACCAATAACATATGTTTTGGGAGCGTCACGGAAGTTAATATTACCAGCAAGATATGCATTGCCATTCTTGTCTGCCTGAAGCCAAAGAGATATATTATTCTTTGGGTCTGACATCATGTTAGTAAACCCAGCTTCGATTGGGCCACTGTAGTGAGGAGCCTTCTCGTTGTCTGACTTGTATGGAAAGATTGCACCAATCTTTACATACACTTCGCTGACAGTCTTACCCTTGGCAGTGACTGCATCGACGATGACTGACTTAAGCTCAACACCGTTGATGTTGATACGACCAGCCTTTGTAACAATCTCCTGACCGCGTGGTTCAAAGAGAGCGATTTTGTTCGTGTTATCGTAGTTACTCATTTTTTCGACTCCAAACGTAGTTTAGTTGACTCTGCAGTTTTAGTGACGTGCTCGAAGAGTGACAAGTCTGCCTCACCAATCTTCATGATAGTTTCAGTGTTATCCCCAACAAGTCTTTCGTATGAAGGAGTGTCAGGGCATTTCTCTAGCTTCGAGATAAAGGACTTAGCCCACTCGTCATACTTCTTACCAGTAAGAGGAATTGTCCAAGATCCTGTCTTTGGTTTTGTCTGTTGTACAACAGGAGCCGGAACTGGTGCTACTGGTGCAGGTACATGTACAGGTGCAGGTTGTGGACGTGGAGCGTTAGGAACGGCTGATGCTGCATTTGCATCGTCATCCTCTGCGGCAACTCCCACGATAGCCATGATTGTGTACCTACGAGCGTAGGTCATAGCCGAGCCGTAAGACTGCGGGTCTGGCTTCATGGATATGATTGGATACAATCCAGATATGGACTGACCACTCTTATGCAACAATGCAGTACGTAGCAAAGTAACACCGTCAACATATTCAGTGGTCTGAACAATGGCTAGATCATTGTCAGCAAGTGGTCCACGAATAGAATCAAGTACTGACCCAAGGTCAGCGTACTTAGATTTAAAAAACGGATTAGCTTTGTCCTTCGATACGTTACTAAGTGTCGCCTGTGCTTTTGCCAGTGCTGCCGCGATTAAATCAATTTTAGGTATGTCTTCCATTATATGCTCCATATGTTACTTGCGATGTAGCGAGACTTCTCATCCCATCTAAACCCGTTAATGTCTCTGGGTGTGAAAAGCTCGAACAGTTCTTCCCAATCGTATCTAAGTGCCGTCTTAATAGATCTCACTGTAGACTTCAACCTATTCATTCCGGTTGTGTACTGATCTCCCGTGAGTGTGAACATGTCAAACTTCTTTGGTGTCGAGTAAACACACATGATCGGTTTGCCAGTCACGTACTGATAGAAAGACATCTGCTCAACGTGAGGCTCCTTCATAGAAGAAGGACATCTCCCAGTCGTCTTTAGATCAATGTCGTATCCCTCAAACTGAAAGTCGATGAATCCAAGGAATGGTACTCCTTCGATTTCACCAATAACTTCTTTTTGAAAGGTAGTGTATTTGCTTTCACCAAGTTCTTTCTTGATGTCAAAGCACGTAGATATGTAAGATGGAATGTCATTGTATTCTTTCAGATCATCTGGAAACATTGGCTCACCTCTTGCACGTATAAACGATCTACACGCAATTAAAGAAGTCTGCTCCATTGTCAGATTGAATCTCCACGACATCGCAAGTGCGTGTTCGACGGACAAGCCACGCTGTGCCGCCGCTCCACTTTTCGTTCTGTACTTGTAGTCAGGGTGATGTTTTAGAATCCATAAAGATGGTTCTTCGCGGTACAACTGAATGTCGGACACCGACCCGCGATAATCAAATAAGCTCATTTTACCTCCTGCGTTGTTAGGTTTTGTAGCACATATTTCTAATAAGGCAAACATAAAAATGATCTTGTTAGCCATCTGTTGCGGCTTATAAAAACAAGTGTTAGCGTCCACTGAATGTAAAATTCAGGAGAATTAAATTGGTTAATACATATGATGTTGGTCACCTTCGTAGACTACTTAAGAAGTATCGCACGAAGACTCTGATTAAATACTATGAAGGATTCATTTTCTATGATCGTGAACATGATGAAAACGTAGACCTAATTGCAAAAGAAGCTTGGCAACTTTATGAAGAGGGCTTAGTACATCTGTTGCAAAAGAGGATTGGTGAATGTGCGTATATATACTACGTTGTTAAACGATGAGTTTTCTCAATCTAGAGATTCTTCGTGACATCTTTCCACAGAAGAATACAAAGATAGGCCCAGAAGATGCACAGTGTGTTGCCTTTGTCGAATGGCTCAGGAAGGCAACACGCTCAGGCAATGTACGCGCTGTTTGGTTTCATGTACCAAACGAAGGACGCAGATCATGGAAGCAAGGGACACTACAACGTGCAAAAGGATTATGCCCCGGAACACCGGACTACATCTTCATATGGGAAGGCGGTAGTTTGGCATTGGAGTTTAAAAGCCCATCAGGAAATCAGACCAAGGGGCAACGTGAGTTTGAAAAGTGGTGTGCTCACGAGAATATTCCATACTATCTTGTCAGGTCTTCAACTCAGGCCCAAGATTTAATTATGGGAAATGATCAAATCTGGTTTGACTGATTAGTCTATTCGTGTTTTAAAGTGCCATACTGATTTGGAGTATGACACATGGATAAATTTGAAGAGTTCTGGAAGGCGTATCCATCAAGGAGCCCTCACGCTAATCCTAAGAAACCAGCCCACACTGCATTTCTTCGTGCCATCAAGCGTGGTGCGACTGCTGACGCTTTGATTAAAGCGGCACACGGTTATGCACAGTATGTGAAGGCACACGGCGTCAAGAGTATGTACGTTGCGATGTCTACAACGTTCCTCAATCAGGACAGGTATGATCAGTACGAAGATCAGAAGAAGCTCGTAACGATGGAAGATATCCTCAATGGCAACTGAACAGGAAGTCGTTGATATCATCATCAAGCCAATGATCTCGTTCTATCGCGCACCTGATGGAATGAATGGCGATACAGATAAACTCATTGCTGTGAAGACGCAGTTCGTCAGGGCGTTGTCACCGTACACGACAAGAGCGTTAGAAAATGCATGGGATCGTGTCATCAGTAGACACTATGGTTGGGAATGGCCTACGCTACAGGAAATTGTAAGAGAGGCATCACTATGCAGTTGAAAGCAAAAGAAGTCGCAAGGCTTCTCTCTCATAACGGTAGGGTACAAGCAACAGCGGGTGGGTTTCTCACCAACTGTCCCGGCCCGAACCATAAGAATGGCGATAGGAATCCAAGCCTAAATATCACAGAGCGTGATGGCAAGTTGCTTTGGAAGTGCTACGCAGGTTGTGATCAGATGGCTGTCAAAGAAGCCATTGAGAGAAAGGTTCCTACATTGGCAGAGCCTATGGATAAACAGCCTGTCGTACAGGCAACGACAGCCAATATCGACCGTAGCAACTCAAAGGTAAATGAGTACTTCGCGAGTCGTGGTATTGGCGAGGCAACGCTTTACACATTCAGGATTGGTTGGGACAAAGACCAAAAGGGATATGCGTTTCCATACTACAGCGATGGTGAGCTAAAGCACGTCAAGGTGCGTAGGCCAGACAAGACTTGGTGGCAGACACCCGGTGGCGGTAAGCACTACTATAACATTGACGGCATTACACCAGACGAACCTGTCTACATTGTAGAGGGTGAGATCGATGCTTTGAGCGTCTTCGAGGCTGGGTTCAATAATGTGATCTCTGTGCCGAATGGTGCAGGTGTATCAGATAAGATACACCCTGAGTTCATCAGCAATTCATTCGGTAAACTTCAAGACGCGACAAAGATCATCATAGCTGTAGACAGCGATGAGAAAGGTCTTAAGCTTCGTGAGTCTATTGCAAAGATCTACGGACGCGACAAGTGTTGGTTTGTTGACTGGCCTGAAGGTACTAAAGATGCCAACGATGTTCTCGTTGCTCATGGTCCAATGGTTTTAATTGAGTGTTTAAACGAGGCAAAGCCATTCCCAATCCGTGCACTGCAGTCTGCTTCTCAGTACACGAAGGATGTGTTTGATCTCTATCATCACGGCAAGGAACGTGGAATGTCCACGGGTTATACCAGTGTTGACGAATACTACACGGTAGTGCCGGGGGAATTGGAAGTAGTCACGGGTATTCCTTCGAGCGGCAAGACAAACTGGATAGATCAGATATGCG